ACGTCAACCTCTTGTAGAGGTCTTAGGTAAGCTGTAGCAAACCACATTGGATCGTAAATTAATGCTGCAAGGTTTGCTGCATCTGGTCTACCACCTGATGTGAATTTATTAGATGCATGGTTATGTCCATGTATACCATCAAGTAAGTTAGATAAACCCATGATGTAGTTAGGTACAACCATAACTTCACCAAAGTCTGACATATAAACATCAACAGATTGTCTTAATTGACCGCCTGCATCAATGTTTCTAACTACGCCAGTATCACTAACCATAAGATCAGAGAAGTCTCTTCGGATCTTTGGAGATACCATGATCTTTGAAGCTTTACCACCTTGCTCATAAATCTTCTGCATAACAGAATCAATATCAGTAAGTGCTAAGCTTCCTCTTGTTGGAGGAGTAGAACTTGAAGCAGCTACTGTAGATCTTAAAACAGCAGTACCTTCATTATCAGCTAAACTTCCTGTACCTGCAGAAGGTGCCATAAATTGGCCTACATATACAACTGTGCTTGCGCTGTTAATAAACGATTGAAAACCACCTGCAGATCTTGAACTACCATCTTGCGCAGTAATAGCAGAAGATACATTGTAAGAGTGAATCATATCAAATTCAACATCTCTTCGTAGTTCTGTACCACGCTTCTTAAGTTGGTATGCATATTCGTCTGCAACACCAGCTTGATCAACAGCTCGTCTAGTTCCTGACACAGCAATAGTCTTACCATTAATCTGTGTATAGTTACCTAGTCTTGTTCTTTGTGGTCCTGACTCTGCAAACTTACCACCAACAGTAGGTGTTGCAGTAGCGCCACCAGCAGCTGGGGCTAAGAAGTCTTGACCTTCAGGAATTCTTGAATTACCTGGAGCTTCAAGTGTGTCTGTCTGCCATTCATGATAAATAGCGGATGCTGATGATTTACCAATGTCTGATGTGAACGGAGTCTCATCTCTGGTAATCATTGTTATAAAATTAGCTAAGTCTTCTCTTTGTGAGACGTTAGCACCTGTGCTTCGCGACGGACCGCCTGGGCCTCCAGTGGCGCGAACAGCTAATAGATTAGTCATATCTTAATTCTCCTAAGATTTAAATATTAGATAGTGACCGCTCAGCATAACTTTTTAGAAAAGCATCTTGATCTGCTTTTGATGAATTTTTACTTAAAGCTCTTTTCCTTAAAGCCTGTGCAGCATCTAATTTCTTTTGCTTTACAGGTTTAGATTTTTTAACAGGAACAGATTTAGTTGGTGCTACTTTTCTTTTAGCAGTACCTTTATTTAATCCTTGCTTTAAAATTCTATAATCATTAACAAACTTAACTATATTAGGATCAATGATAGTATCTAATACTTTTTCATCAATGCCTTCTTTAAGTGCAAACTCACGAATATCTTTAGCAGTACTTTCATTAAATCCAGGAATTAAAGTAGGTATAGTTTCGTCAAATACTTTTAACTGCTCATCCCAAACTTTTTGCATTTGCTCCTGAGATTTTTCAGCAACGGTTTTTTGTAAACCTTCACGCTCTTTTCTTGCCGTCCAATATTTCTTTTGAATTTGTTCTCGTTTATCTTTAAGTTCGCTAAGATTAAACGTATCGTTTTCATCTCTAGCTTTTTCGATTTTTTCTTCAAGTGCATGAAATGATTTTGCATGCTCTTGCTCCGACTTATATAATATAGCTACTGAAGCATCAGACATTTCTTTTACTTCACCTAGCTTTTTATTATAATCATCTTCGAAAGTTTTCCTTGCGTCACCAAGTTCACGACCCTTTTTAGAAAGAGATTGTTCAGTAGAATAACCTTTAATAAGATCATTAAAAGAAACTTCAGAATCTTGTCCATCAATCTTAATAGATACTTTAGCTTCTAAGTCTAATTCCTCTGGAGTAAACAATGTAGTGTCTTGGGTAGCGGACTCAACGTCAGCATCCTCAACTTCATCTTCTACTTCTTCAGTATTAGCTTCTTCTTCAACTTCTTGGTTCTCAGGTTCATCAGTTTCTTTCGGGTCTTCTATATTTTCTGATTCACCTGGGTCAACTTCAGGTACTTGCTCTTCGGGTAGAGATTCTTCTTTCGGAATAAAATCCGAATTAGAAACAATGTCAGCCAGCAATTGTTCTTGTGTTCGACCATCCGGTGCAGCAGCGTCATCCTTTGAAGGGGTAGAGGCTACTTCTGCTTCGGGTATTTGTTCACTCATTTCTTATTCACCTCTTTTTTAGGTCTCAATAGTGAGTTGTATCTTTGTTGTAATGAATACAAATAATATAACTTATCACAGTTAAGTTTAGTTTTACCACCACTTCTGCTTGAATCGTATTCTAATATATTAATCATATCATTTATATTTTCCAATAACTTATCGTAATCAATTTCTCGATTCGGCATCATTGTCCTCCTTTAGGTATGGAATATTTTTTCCATATGTCTCGAAGTTTATCATTTTCTCTTTGACACTTCCTAGTGCCATAGCAGAAGAGTAGAGGAACTCTCGAGATTTAGTTTCATGCGGTTCAGTCTTTAACCATTCTACAAATAGATCTATTAAGACTTCTCCATATACTTCATCAAAAAATTCATCTCTTTCTCTAGATGCGAAGTGCCCTTTAACATGAGCACGTCGCGCTAATTCTTCAGGATGTATTTTATGATTACCGTATGATTTTTTATTGCCCAGCTTCTTCTCAGCTGTCTCACGGTATTTGTCCATATCTTAGCCACCAAAAATTGGTACTAAGATCGGAGCTACAACTTCTTTTGTTAGGCCTAAAGCTAGAACTAGTTTAATACCAAAACTAACTACGCCTGAAAATGTAATTGGATCCATAATGTCCTCCTATTAAAATAATTGTTATTAAGCACTAGCTTGAAGTACATAAACTACTTCACTATTTTGTGCAGCAGTGCCATGTGCAGTCTTAACGCTGGTTAAAGTATGGTTACCATCATTAAGTCCTGTTACTCTTGAAAATGCTTTTGCAGCTATATACTGCTTAGTTAAAACATCAGTACCACCAGTTGCTACATTAAAAGTAAGCGGTGAATCAGTATCGTTACAAACCATTATAACACCAGCAGCTGAACCTGCGCTAGTTGCAATATTTCCAGATTGTGCTCCACCTGTACCAGATGCATTTATTGTTACCGTTTCTACAGTTGCCATATTATTCTCCCTTTAAGATTTGTTTGGCCATCATTATTATTTGAGCATAGCTAGGATGCTCAGGTAATTGTGCGCCATCCTTAGTAGCTTTAATAGTAAGGTTGGCCCATTCTTGATAATGTTTATCAATAGCTACTGCTAATTGTTTTGCATTATCATCTTCTGTATTTTTGCTTTGCGCATTAGTAAAACCTATATTAGCTTCTACTAAAGTAGCATCAGCTGTAGCTTTTCTTGCTACTTGTTGTCTGTTTTGTTCAGCTTCTTGTGATTGCTTTTGAATTGTTTCAGCAGCTTTTTGCTTAAACTCATCAGTAGTATAATCCTCTAAGAAATCATTACTATCTAAACTCATTGCTTCAATTAACTTAGTAGCTAATATAGCAGGAGCTGCAGGTTTAATTACCATACCTACACCTTGACTATTTAATGCTGGTAATATTTCTGAACCTATCTTAGATAGTTTTGCAATTTGATTAGCATTAGAGTTTTCACCAATGTCTAATAAAATTTCTACATCCATATTAGAAGGTAATGTTTCCATATTAACTGTACCATATACGCCTTCTAAGTTGTATGTCATTTTACCTTTCATATTTTTACGCATAGTTTCATATATACCAGAAACTAACTTTTTAAATCCAGTCTCAGCAAACCTACGTGCAATATGTTGTATTCTTTTCTGCGCTGCAGACTGCACAGCAGCTAGTTTCTGCTCTGAGTTACCTGATATATACAAAGTATCGTTAAGGCCTTGTGCGGCCTTCGACATGCCCGTTGCTTGTTCCTTTATTACCTGCAAGTACTCTAGTAATGGTACAGTACCTGTAGATATAGTCTCAGGTGCCATCTGTTGCACTGCATTTATAGGACTACCGTTAGTTGGTATAATCTGTTTAGGCTTCATATTCTGTAATGCACTAAAGTCAACTACGTTAGGATCTGCAAGCTTAGGCGAATAGTTAGTTAAATAAGTATTCTCTACAAAGCCACGTAGTATAGCTGTAGATGCTAGGGTAGATGACCTAGAAAAATCTGCCATTGACAGACCATAAAATTCAAATGGTATATCAATAGGTGTAATAGATGCTAGGGGTATACTATCAACGTCTTCTTCGTACATTATATAGTCGCCAACAGTTATTATATGCTTTAATTCTGCAATACCATCGCCATCTCTATCTACATTTACCCATGCTTCAGTAACTGTTACAGTTTTATTAGCTTCTAATGAAGTATCTGCTTCTACCATACTACCAGATATGTACTCTTGCCCAGTAATTTCTTTTCTTGCTGCAATTTCTTCTGAATATCTTAAGCTACCTGCATAAGCACTGTCTCCTAGCTCGTCCCATTCTGTGATATTTTTAGTTTCTTCCGGATAATGCTTACGTAATTCTGATCTTGTCATCTCTGTTTGTATACCAACAAAAGATGCTTCTTCAATTGATGTAGATTCACGGGATATTCTAAAGTTTTCTGGTGGTATTAACTCTAGCTTTACACGAGATCTATCAATTGTTCTTTTAATTCGTACGTTAATGTACATTAACTCTACATTAGGTTCATCTTTATCTATAGGATTTATAGCATCAACTACATTTTCAAATTGAAGATCCCCTACTATTTCTATATCGTCTGCAGCAAGTAGCTCATCTAACTTTGTTTGTGATATTCTTTCAAACTCTTCAAACTTATGATCTTTATCTTGCACATATGTCCAACGACACACAGAATTTTTCCATAATAAAGAAGCTTTAATCCATTGCTGTAGTAATTCCCAGCCATTATTCTTTTTAAACAAACAATAATTAACTATAGCTGAAGCATCTTTTGCCGCAGCAAAGCTGCCTGGTGAGTCATCATAAGGTACAAATCGTGCTAATCTATGATTACTTAAGAATAAATCTGATATAATAGCTGTATATGCTTCTATAACTTCTGTTGTAGATGTATCAACAATAGTACTTACACCTTGTGGTGTTAAATGATTTTCAGGTACACCTGCATATTCATACGTAGCTTTTAATCTTTCTCTTGATAAGTCTGCAGAATCTAACCAGTCACCACTAGAATTCATTATTCCTTTATCAATAAGCTCAACTAATTCATCATCAGTAACTTTTTCTTTATATCCATAAGGTTCGGTCATTTCCTACCTCCTTGATATGTAAGAACTTTCTTTTTTAAGGCTTCTAAATCTTTAACTGCGTATGAACCAGGTTTAGGAAGAGTTCTAGGTTTTTCCTTTTTCTTTTCTTTACTACGTGGTTCTTGTATATATCTTGACATATTCCGCTCCTGGGATTAATCATCGCATGTGCATTCTTTATTATTTGCTAACTCTGCTAATAATTCTTTATTTCTTTTTAACACTTTGTAATGTGCTTTCTTTAATTCTTTATAATCCATTTTAAGTAACCATAAGTCTTGCCTTGCTGCAAGCATTTCTCTTCTTATAGCTTCTTCTAATGTATCTTCATGGTTTTCCCAACCTTGTCCATTGATAACCATATCATCCTCATTTTTTACTCATCCATGCTGATGTACCCATGTATGCACCGACTATACCAGCACCTGATATATAAAATAAATTACTTACATCTGATAAAGCTTCAACTCTTTCTAATGGTACCCACGGTAAAAACATAGCAGCTGTAAACACACCCATACCTATTAATGAGTATCTTGCCATTCGCAATTGGCCCAACTGCTTACGCAGTGAAGCCTCTGTTTCTTTTATTTCTTTTAAATGTAATAGTTCTTCATCAGAAACTATACCATCTCCATCCTCATCATACTCATTAAATCTTGAGTTTTTTTCCAAGTTCTTCTGTATTGCTTTCATTACCATTGTACTTTTCCGGGTTTGTAAACTGATCAGTACATTTTTGTTTAAGAACTATAAAAGGTAAATTGTTATCTACAATATCAAATTTCATTTCTTCTATTCTTACTTCGCAACTTTCCATTTTTTCATGTGGTCCAGTTAAGTCTTTAAATGTACGACAATCATTAAAATTATAAACTGAGCATACAAATATGAATGCTTCAAACATGTCCTCTCTCCTTATTATCTATGCCTTGCTACCTTCTTAGCAATCTTCTTAGGTTGTTTAGAATGCTGCTTACCAGCTTTAGTATCTTTTCTTTTCTTAGCTGTTGTTGCCGCATATTCTTTTGCTGATAAAGATTTTACAGCTGACGATGGCATGTATCTTTCGCCTGTAGCTTTAGGACCTACTGTAGAATTTTTACCACTCTTAGTACGCCACTTTTCTTTACCCCATTTTTTTAAACTCTTTTGCCCTTTACTTAGAGCCACGATAACCTCCGCCTTTAGCTTTATATTGTTTAGCTAACATCTGTGCTTTACGTGCTGACCATTGACCTGGTCTACCGCCTTTACCACCGGCTTTTATCGAATTAAATAAACGCTTTCGCATTGTTGGTTTGGTATAATTACCTGCTGCATTAACTGCCATAACAAAAAACTCCCTATCACTTTTTAGCTTTGTGTCTGTTTGCAAAATTCCTTGCGGCTTCTACACTACCAAAGCCCCAGGCTTTTAGTGCTAAAGCTTTTCTAGTCGGTCTGCCTTTTGCATCTTTCATAGGACCTTTCATTCCTGCAAATCGTGCAGCAAAGCTTACCTTTCTTTTAAAATCTTTACTTTTCTTAGGAGGTGTTTTCTTAACAGGAGCTTTTAAATTACCACCATCTTTTCGATTGTAGTGTGCTCTACCTGCTGCATTTAATC